CTATTTGATACTTCCGAGGAGAATGAGAACAAATAGATCTCATATAATCCTTTACACCCTCATATGAAATCCCATCATTAACCTCAAATGGGGTTCCATAGTATTCATTATCTTGAAACTTATAAGTATATCCGTGCTGTTCGCAGAAGTGAATAATTTTATCTAATAGACCTACATAGATTCTTTTATTCCGTAGATCAAATAAATGTATTTCTCCATTCCAATTCTTACCACGATACTGTGGCATGAATTTTGCGTTAGGTACTTCAAAAGTAAAATGATCCCTCAGTTCATATTCAATATGAGGTTCCGCATTAATTCTTAAAAAGACTTCATTTGCCTTAGATATAACAAGATTGGCAGAAGTGTCAATCACCTACTCCATGCATCTATCAGTATTTATTCGCTATGTCCAGGATGTATTATATAAAGAATCACCATCACCATATTCACCTATAGGAACAATATTAAATGCAAGTGAATATCTGGTAGCATCCTCATAACTTTTTTCTATTGAATGAGAAAGATAACTGGGAAATAATACTAATAAATTTTTAGAAGGTTGTATCTGCCAATTAAAAGTATTTTTTATATTGTATCTATTGGGAGTAAGATAAAAATCTGAATGAGAAAATAAAGGTGACTGAAATCTTATAGGAGAACTATTAGAAGAGTACTCATCAAAATAATATACTCCACTATAAAAACTATTTTTGTGACGATGTAAATTTGAGTCTTGTGTCTTTTCTGTTTTAGTAAACCATGAAGTAGTAATTATAAAATCTTCTTTATACTCAAATTCTTCTTTAGCAATTTTTTTAAAAGTATCTAATAATAATTTTTTAGTTTCTGGATATTTTTCTAAAACTCTTTTATCTTTGCTAATGGAACATGATCCTTCATTCCCACTCTCACCAAAATCTTCATTAAAATTTTTTAGTTCTTTAATATTATGATTGAGTTCAATGGTACTCACATATGATGCAAAAAGAGGAAGAGTTTTCATTATCCCAATCCACTATTGAATCTCATAAACTCTATGGCATTTTTAATTTGATATGTTCTATTCTGTATCATTTTAAGGATACTTTCTAAGTATACTAACATCGTATCATAATAATCTATCTTAAGTGAAGTATTAGATAGCTTTTCATCTGCATCCAAATACTTCTGCATAGTATCCTTATCCCTTATCTTCTTTGGAAAAGGATTCTCTACATAGACTTCTGGGTCTGCTTTCCCACTAAAATACTCATACCGTTCATGACGGATATTTTTCCTCTGTTGTTCTGCTCTTTTTCTCAGAAGGAATATAGTATTATATAATTCAAAATATTTTGCATGAAGAGATGGAATATTCAATGATTCTTCGTGTAGATTATCTCTGTCTATCTTAGTATCATTTTCCCACATCTCTTGAATTGCTTCAAGATTTAGACTCATAAATCATTGCCACTGATATCAGTTATATTGTAGATAGTATACTTGAAAGATACGTCTGCTGTAAAGAAGTTTACATCTGTATCTGTAGCATCAAATTGAAGAGTTGTCAAGGAGTAAGGCCACAGATCACTAAATTGAACTTTAAAAATAGCATTATTGCTACTACCTAAAACGGTAAGAGTTCCATCAGAATAGATGTCCATTGACTGTCTATCACGATTATCAATGTCTCTTTCTTCATCTTGTAAATCATATATTTCTTGTAAAGTTTCTGGATATCCCAAACCACGTATCCAGTTCTGGATTTCCATATAATTTTTAAGATCTTCATCTACCATAAACCTAATGGTAAAATCATCAAAGACGATCTTATCACCAGGTGTTGGAATATCTTTAAGATAAGTAGGTTGAATTGCTTCACCTAAAGTAATCCCAGGGAGATTTGCTGCATTAGAAAAAAATGCAACCTTAGGAGATCGATTTACTACCAATTTAAAACCAGTTGGTGCCAGAAAGTTTCTATTCTTTATCTGACGTTGATATGCATTTGCTACTGCCATTAGTTCACGCAGGTCTCCATATGTATTTAGGTTCTTTGTGTGAAATCAATCCCTTCCATATGATCATACTCATGTTGGAAGATTCTTGAGATAAATCCAGTCAATCTTGCTTTTATTAATTTCTTTTCCTCATCCTCATATTTAACCACTACAGAATTTGGTCTGTTTATTTCTAAAAATTTATCTGGATATGAAAGACAACCTTCTTCTAATAATACCACATCTTTTGATTTTTTCAAAATGCGAGGATTAAAACATGTAATAGTTTCCTCTGTTTCTATATCATTCATCATAACAAAAACTCTTTCAGCAATCCCTATCTGGTTTGCTGAAAGACCTACTCCATTATAATGAAGCATATTTTCTTTTAATGTGGAAGATATTTCATGACGATTCAAATCATAACTACATTTTTTAATTGGTTGATTCAATAAGATATCATTCGCTGGAATCAACTTCTTTATCATTATTCTTACTAATTTGTTCTTCTAATTTTGCTTTAGCAGCTTTAACTCCAGCAAGTCTTTCTTCTAAAGATTCTTCAAAGAAATTATACATCTTTAATTTTTTCTCACGACGTTCCTCTAGAGTCATTTTAGAGAATTTACAAAACATGGTACGTAACATAAGTTTACATAGATTATTTAGTTTATAGATTTATTCCCAATTCCTCATCAATATATTCTTCTATTAATTTCTTTGCTTGTTCATACACAGGATTCATATTCATCCTATGAAAAACAAAATGTGAGACTTCTTGAATTTGTTCTTTACTTAACTCTGGATGCAACTCTGAAACAACTCCCTCTAACTTCAGGGATACTGTAGCATCTGTAATTAATTGCGCCATTTAGATTTTATTTATGCATAAAAAAAGAG